GAAGAGTTTGACTTAATCAAACCAGACAACTATAATAAGTTCACGTCTGAATCAGGTCATTGGTACACTCAAGAAGGAGAGCCGATGTACACTATCATTGGTGCTAATGGTAGGGAAAGAAATACCACGTTAAGAGATGCTAAAACATTAGGTTTAGTACCCTCTGTCACAACGATTATTGGTATGATAGCTAAACCATCTTTAGAGAACTGGAAAATAAATCAGGCTCTAAACTCAGCACTATCTTTAGAGAGATACGAGAACGAATCGCTTGATGAGTTTTCCGCTAGATGTAAATACGATTCTAAAAAGATTAGTATTGAAGCTGCTGAACAAGGTACTAAAATACATGGCATGATTGAAAGAGGTTTCTTAGGTAAAGAGAAAACTAAACCATACGAAATTATTAAAGAATGGTTAGATGAAACTTATCCTAATGAAGATTGGGTAGCAGAAGATTCTTTTTGTGCTACACAAGGCTATGGCGGTAAAGTTGATTTGTATTCTAAATCAGGAATATTTATTGACTTTAAAACTAAAGATAATTTAGAAGGTAAAGACCCTGCTAAATTAGTTTATGATGAACATGGTATGCAACTTTCAGCTTATGCTCAGGGTTGTGGCTTTAAGAAAGCAGAACGAGTATCTATTTTTGTAGACCGAAAAGATACTGAAACTATTTTATATCATGTTTGGGATAAAGAATCACATACTAAACACTTAGGAATGTTTAATAATATTTTAGAGTATTGGAAACTTGCTAAGAACTATGACTCTACTATAAAGAAAAATGGCAAGAAGAAAACCAAGAAAACCAAGACCTAAGAAAGAGGCAAGTATTCCTAGAGGCTATGATAGTCATTGGGAATACGAAATACATCAAAGATTATTTAACAAGTGGCTGCATCACTACGATACAGTCAGTTATAATATTCCTAAAAAATACGAACCTGATTTTGTCAGAGTGTTTGATGACGAAAAAGTTATCTTAATTGAAGCTAAAGGCAGGTTCTGGGATTATGCAGAGTACAGTAAGTACATTCACATTCGTGATGCTTTACCTGATAATGTGGAACTGGTTTTCTTTTTTCAAAAACCTTATGCTCCTATGCCTCAAGCTAAAAAAAGGAGAGACGGAACTAAAAGAACTCATGCTGAATGGGCAGAAGCTAATGACTTCCGTTGGTTTTATGAAGGCAATTTACCTGATGAATGGAAAGACAATGAATTATAAATTTGATGAACAAGTTATTTTAAAAATGATAGAACATTATGTTGATGGTACTTATGATAAGCACTATTCACATGGAAAATATCAAGCTACTGACATGATACTTGATGCTGGTTATGGCGAAGGGTTTGCTATGGGCAACATTATGAAGTATGCCATGAGGTTTGGTAAGAAAAATGGTAAGAATATTGATGACTTACTAAAGATTATACACTATACAATGATAGCAATTTACATTTTAAGATTGGAGGAAAAGAATGGAAAAAAAGGGTGAACATCCTTATTTAGGAATAATTATAAACTATGACAAAGATAAAAAACTAGACAAATTTAGTTTAGATACTCTTCAAGATAGATATTTATGGCAGAACGAAACTTCGCCACAAGAAGCATTTGCTAGAGCTTCAATATTTGTTTCTACATTTAAAGAAGAAACTGACTTTGACATGGCTCAAAGAATTTATAATTATGTTTCTAATCTTTGGTTTATGTTTTCTACTCCTATTCTTTCTAATGGTGGTACAACTAGAGGATTACCTATCAGTTGTTTTCTTAATTATGTTCCTGATAATCGTGAAGGTTTATCTAGCCACTATGATGAAAACATTTGGTTAGCTAGTTCTGGTGGTGGTATTGGAGGTTATTGGGGAGACATTAGAAGTGATGGTATACCTACAAGTAATGGTAGTAAGTCTACTGGCTCAATACCATTTATGAAAGTAGTAGACTCTCAGATGTTAGCTTTTAATCAAGGAGTGACTAGACGAGGTAGCTATGCTGCTTACATGGATATATCGCATCCAGAGATTGAAGAATTCATGGTAATGAGAAAAGAATCCGGTGGTGATGTAAATAGAAAATGTTTAAACTTACATAATGGAGTTAATATAACTAATGCATTTTTAAAAGCTGTAGAAGAAGATGACGATTGGCGATTGATTGACCCGAAAACAAATGAAGCTGTTAAGATTATAAAAGCTAGAGAACTCTGGTCTAAACTATTAGATGCTAGAGCAGAAACTGGAGAGCCTTACATTGTCAATATAGATAATTGTAATGATGCTCTACCGCAAGGACAAAAAGATTTAGGTTTAGAGGTAAAACAAAGTAACTTATGTTCAGAAATAACTTTACCTACTAATGATGAAAGAACTGCAGTCTGTTGTTTGTCAAGTGTCAACCTTGAACACTTTGACGAATGGTCTAAAGAAGAAAAGTTTATTGATGATTTAGTTACTATGCTTGACAATGTGCTAGAACACTTCATTGAAAATGCAGTCGATTTAAATTCACTTGGAGGTTACAATGCAAACTATGAGAGATTTAAAAAACATATTAAAGAAGGCAAAGAAGGTTTTACAAAAGCTGCTTATTCAGCCTACCGTGAAAGGTCTATTGGTCTTGGAGCAATGGGTTTTCATTCTTATTTACAAAATCAAAACATTCCCTTTGAGGGAATCTTCTCGACTGGAATCAACTATAAATTATTTAAGTTCATCAAGGGAGCTGCTGTCAATGCATCTCGAAGACTTGCTGTATTACGGGGGGAAGCTCCTGATATTTCTAATTCTGGTCTTAGGAATTGCCATCTCCTTGCTGTTGCACCTAATGCTAGTTCCAGTATTATTTGTGGGGGAACTTCTCCATCCATCGAACCCATCAGGGCTAACGTATTCACTCACAAAACGCTATCTGGAAGCTATAAAGTCAAAAACAAAAACCTCGAAAAACTTATCAACAAAAAAATAACTGACCCTAAAAAGCGTAAGAAAGTTTGGCAAGATATTAGTGATAATCGTGGGTCAATACAAAAGTTAAAGTTATTTACAAAAGAAGAAAAAGAAGTATTTAAAACCGCAGATGAAATAAATCAAATCTGGGTTGTCGAACATGCATATAAGCGACAAGAGTTTATATGTCAAAGTCAAAGTGTTAATTTATTTTTTATCTTACCTGACTCAACTCAGGACCAAGAGCAACATAATGAATACTTACAGTATGTTAGTGATGTTCATTGGTATGGTGCTAATAAATTAAAATCACTTTATTATTTTAGGTCTGATGCTGCTAAAGCTGCAGAGAATGTTAACATTAAAGTTCCACGAATTAAATTAGATGATGTGGAATGTATTGCTTGTGAGGGATAATATGAAGTGTTGGCACTGTAATACAAAATTAATTTGGGGTGGAGACCACGATATAAAAGAGAAAAACGAAGATTTTATTAGGGAAACTAATTTAAGTTGTCCTAACTGTAAAACTTTCGTTTTGGTTTATTTACCAAAGGAGGAAAAAAATGAGCCTATTAAAAACTAGAGACTACTACAAACCATTTGACTACAGTTGGATGTTTGAGTATTACGATTTACAAAACAGAATGCATTGGCATCCTATGTCAGTGCCACTACATACTGATGTAAAAGATTGGAATGAAAGACTAACTGATTCAGAAAAGAATCTTTTAGTTCAGATATTCAGATTGTTTACTCAGTCAGATGTAGATGTTGCTTCGGGTTATGTAGAAAAGTATATGCAACTTTTCAAACTTCCAGAAGCTAGAATGATGATGCTGTCCTTTGGCAACATGGAAGCAATCCATCAACATGCCTACAGTTTACTATTAGATACTGTTGGAATGCCTGAAATAGAATACAAAGCTTTTGCTGAATACGAAGAAATGTCTGACAAACATGCGTACATTACAGACCTTAAAACTATTAAGTCTGATAAGAAGACTATCGCTAAAGCTTTAGCCGTTTATTCAGCCTTTACGGAAGGCTTACAGCTATTCAGTAGCTTCGCTATACTCATGAACTTTCAAAGATTTGGTAAGATGAAAGGTATGTGTCAGATTGTGGCATACTCTATCAAAGACGAAAGCTTACATGTAGAAGCTATGACTAAATTATTTAGAGAATTTATCAAAGAAAATCTAGACATCTGGACAGACGACTTTAAAAAAGAAATCTATCAGATATGTAGAGAGATGGTAAAACTTGAAGAAAAGTTTCTTGACTTAGTATTTGAGATGGGAGATATAGAAGGGCTAACCAAAGAGGAAATGTATGCGTATAACAAATACATTGCCGATAGGAGATTATTACAGTTAGGACTTAAACCTAACTTTAATCAGAAAGATAATCCTCTGACATGGTTAGACGATGTGTTGGGAGTTGAACATCAAAACTTTTTTGAAGGTAGAGCTACTTCATATCAGAAAGCTGGACTCAGAGGTGATTACGGACAATTAACCTTTGCAGGATTTAACAATGAAAACGAAACGAAATGAAGCACAACTTTTAGCTTATAGATTACTGTATGACAAAAGTGGAAACCTTGTCACTGAAAGAACTAAAGTTGATATAGCGAAACTTAAAAAATATCTATCCCGACAAGACTATGAAAATCTTCGGGTTATCATAAGAGAAGCTACAGTTAAACTTGATGAAATACATAGTTATATTGAATCTTGTTTAAATGCCCGTGTTCAAAATACGGATTAAAAAGTTACAGTAGCATAAAACATACCACAAGCAACCCAAAACATTATGCATAATACGCATACAGTTTCGTCTGTCCTCACTCTTTTACCTCCTGTGAAAAATAGTTAATTCTACCGAATAGACAAGCCATTCAGCACCTGATAAAGTTTTTATGAGTTAGTCTTTGCGTTGGTCTTTTTGACCGTCTGCTCTGGCTATTCGGCTAACGTCAGGGTCTAGACCCATTGCAGCTCTACACATGGCATCAATCCGAATCATATCATTATCCATTTGCCTAATTCTATCTATTAAGGCAACAATCATTTGATGCTGAGTATCTAATTTTTTATGAATATCAGCCATCAAAAACTTTACTACTAGCCATACTAAATACCCCATACCGATAGCACCTACCATGGGTATTCCTACTGTTTCTATTATGCCTATATAGTCTAATCCTTTCATCGCTTTACTAAGCTACCACCAAAATACATACCGATAATAGCCGATACTAAGTTTGTATCTAATTGAGTTATTACTAAGCCCTCAAATGTTATCCATTTAAATATCTCTACATCTTGTGTAAAGAATAAAAATCCGGGTTTGAATTGTGTATAACCAACTGTGACTGAAATGTCTGGAGCAAAGACTGCAACTAATTTTGGCAGTACTACGATTGCAAAGATAGCAGTTAGTGCGATAATTCTTCTAGTCCATTGAAAGCCTACATTCTCTACATTACGAGCAGCAGCTACAGCTTTCATTTCAAACTCACCTCTAGAGATAAGTAGCTTTTGTTCTTCTGCTTTTGCCTTTCTACTTTCTGCCCAGATACTCATGACTCCACTAAGTACAGTAGAACCAAGCATGGTAATTATTTCAAAAGGAAAGCCCATTATTTTTCCTCTGGTTCAAAGTGTAAGCTTTTATTTAGTATTCCTTTTAATGAGTCTAGTAATACTTCAGGAATCTCTTCGACTTCTAAAAGCTGTCTAGGGCTTAGTTGTATCATATACAAATCCATTAAGTCTTCGTATATCTTTCTAAAATCTTCTCGCTTTATCCAAGGCATATCATTACGAGAACGAGCTTTACAATCTATCTTGTAAGCTTCATCTAAATCTTTTTCTCTGTATAGTATCATTCAGGTATTTCATTAGTGTTAGTTAAAGATAAACCATATTCTATAGCTTCTCTTCTATTATTTATAAGACCTGCTTTAAAAGCAGCTTTTGCAGCTCTGTTATCCATACCTGCAGTATTTTTACCACCGTCTTGTCTTCTTAAATTTTTAACAAAAGAAGCAGTATTATTATTTTTTATATCATCAAATATTTTAACCCAGCTTTTTCCTGCTTTAGTACCCCCAACATTGTAAGCTAAATCTGCTAAAGCAAACTTATATTGAGATGGTAAATTTTCAAAGTTTAAATTTCTTTTTTCTAATTCTTTTCTCCAGCCACTATTTAAAGCATTTTTTACATTTGTATTTATATCTTGTTTCTGAATAAATATTTTTTGCTCTTCTGTAAGAGGTATATATTTTCCTGTTTTTAGATTAATAAAATCTATACCATATATTTTTCCAGTTCTTAATTCATTGTCAGTTATTTTGTGTCCATAAGCAATATCAAAACTTCTTTCACTTTCTTTTTTGTTTTTTTCTGCAGCATCATGTGTTCTTATAGGAGTATTACCGTGGTCACTTTCCCAACTTCTCATACTTTGTAAGTAAGAGTCATAACCTTCTACTTCTAGACCTTGATTTTTTCTTTGTCTGCGTTGCATTGTTGCTAATAACTTACCTTCTTCACTCAAACCTGCTCTGTTCTTTTCAGGCTGTGCAGTTGGTCCAGCTTCTAAGTCATAAGGTACACCAGTATTTTTATTTACTCTTTCTTCTGGTCTATCAGGAGCATTAGGAACATCAACAGCAGGTCCTCCAGTTCTATATCTTAGTCTTGTATTAGATGAAGATTCTTTTTCTCCAAAAATAAATCCTTCTACTTTTTTATCTAGTTCTCTTCCTGCTGTTCGCCAAGCTTTTTGAGCATCTTTATCAAATAAACCCATAGCTCCATAGAAAGGTGTGTTAGAAGCTCCTATAGAAAAAATACCTTTTCTATATAAAATCATGTCAACTGCATCTGCAGGTAAAGGACCAGTTACTCCTTTAGCTAGTGAACCAATAGTTCCTGAACCGTACTTATAATTTTGATTTATTCTTCTAGCATAATCAAAAAAAGCAAAGCCTCCCCATCTTGCCCACGCATCTGCTATTATTTCACCCGTTGTTTTTGGTCTACCAGTTTGATAGTCCACAAAAGAAGTACCTTCACTTCTTAAATAATTACCTAATACGGCTACTGTAGTCATTGCTAAAGTAGCCCCTAGCACTTTAGGAGAAGCAGACATCGGGTATTTAAAACTTTCATTTACAAACCTTTTCATTACAATGTTATTAAATGCAGTCGGATAACCAGCAAATTGAAATAGTAGTTTTCCTGCGGGGCTACTAAACATTAATGGTTTATTTGCTGCTGCAACAGAAGGGTTAAGAATAACCTCGTTAACAAATCTTCCTGCTCCGGGTAAATATTTCTCAGAATAAAAATCTAATTGTTGAGATAAATTTACATCAAATTCTTTATTTTCATTTAAAGATTGACGATACCAATTAATTGCATCTTGTTCGTCAATACCTAATTCATTTAATTGTCCTATTAAATAATCTTTTTGATTTACTCCAGCGTTTCTAAAATTACCAGTAGATAAAGTTGTTGCTCCAATAGAATCTTCATAAAGCTTTTGAGCATTTCGTCTGATAATTTTTTGCCCTGTTACAAAAGAAGCTGCTTGAACTGATTGTGTCCATTGTGTAAGAAAGTTCATTTTAAAGAACATATTCTGTAAACCTTTTTGTCTTCTACCAGTTAAGGCATCACCACTTGCAAGTCTATCAAAACCATCAAGTGTTGCAGATTCTAAAGCTAAACCAACATCATAAAGCTCTTTCCAATAGTCGTCATCCAAGTCTTTAAAAGTAACTTTTTTACCAGTAACAGCCGATTTTGCTCCCTGTACAGTTCTGTCTACAGTTTTTTGTACACCTTTAACAATAGACTTTCCTATGTCTGCTACGGCTGCAGGAGCATCTGTGACCCCTACTCTTGATAACATAATGATAGGTTCTGTTATACTTGAAATAACTGCTAAAGGTAAGTGAGCTACTTGTTGAGTTAATCTACCCCATTCAGAAATAGTTTGTAGTTTACCTCCACCTAAAGTAGTAGGTCTATCAACATCTAATCCTGTACTCTTACCATGTAAATCTCTAACTCTTTGTAAAATAGTTTCAATGTCTTCACCATATTTTATTTTTTGTTCGGTTGTTAAATTTGCCGGTACATTATCTTTTAGTTCTTGTTCTATTTTTTTAACAATATTATCTTCAAAGTCTCCTATAGTTAAACCAAATCTTTTAGTTCTTTCGATGGTTTGAGTTGTGCTAGTAAAGTAATCTGTTAAAACATCTGTAACATCTGTTTCTAAAAAGTTTACTAATTCGTCATCAGGTATTTTAGTAAACACTCGATGTTGCATGTAGCCTTTCCCAGCACCGACACTTCCAGTAGGTCTAAATTCAAATGGAGTATGTCGCATTGCCAACATATTTTCGACAATAGCATCTGCTTTTAAATCAATAGCTTTTTCAGCTACTTCAGATTCTTTAGCTTTTCTTAGTATAGCTAAGTCCTCAAAACTATCTACACCATTGTCTCTTAGTATTGCAAAAGTTTCTTGGTCAACAGTTCTGGCATCAGCAGGAATACCTAACTCAATAGTTCTTTCACCTTCGGGTTTATCTAATTCTAATTTATTATAATATTTTTGATATTTTTTTGTTTTTGTATTTACAGGTGTAGCATAACCATGTTTTTTTAATAAATCTTTAAATTGTGATTTATTTGCTTGTAATAAACCAAAAGAAAATATTCTTGGGAAATAATTTTGAACTCTGTTTTGTTTTCTAAAAATACCTGCATCAACACCTTCATCAAAAGTATCATCTAATAATTTTTTTATACCTTTGTAAGCTTCTCTTACTTCATCAGAAATATCTAAAACTTCTTTATTGTATTCAAATTGTTTAGCTGTTCCTCTAGTTTGTAATAATTTAAGTAGAGCTGCATTGTCTTGTTCAGTAATTCTTGCTTGAAAAAAGTTTTTAAATCTAGAAGTTCTGCCTAATTTATTAAATATTTGTTCTAACGGATAATGTCTTTTACCAAAACCTAAAGCTATACCTTCATATAAAGATAAAGCTCCTTCATCCGTTTTTTCTTTAAATTCAGAACCAAAAGTTGTACGACCATAATCATAACGAAGCTGTCTTAAAAAGTAATCTAAAGTTTTAGAAGACTTAGCAATAGTCAATAACGGAGTAGTAGCTTTACCAAAAAATCCTCCGATAGCTCTTTCCATTAATACTTTAGGACTGTTAAAGGTAGGCAAAACTGCATCGTAAGCTTGTTCTGTTTCTACTACTTGCTTTCTAGTTTTAGAGTCGGCAACTTTAATTTGCTCATCAGCATTATGCATGATGTATGATTTTTTAAAAAACTGACGACCATCTAATGCTCCAGATGTAAAACCTAAACCACTCCCAATAACTCCCCCTGCAGTAGTAGCTGTTATTAACTCATTTAAATCAAGATTATTTCTTAGTCCTAAATTAATATCTAAGTCTTGATTGTAATAGTTATGTAAGCCTGACCAAGCAGCCCCTTCTGCTCCAGTTAATATAGCTGGTCTTGTAGCTAACTTAGTAGCCTCTGATAGACTATATCTTTTAAGACCTTCTTTAATTGCTAAATTTAATGCTTTAGTAGCAGCAGTAGAAGCTCCTGCAGTAAAAGGAGAAGCTATTAAAGATACAAGGGTTAACGGGTCTGCCATTACATCAACAAAACCATTCTTGAGTAAACCAATCCATTCAGTAGGATTTTTTAATTTAGCTTTACGAAAATTACTTTGTAATCTAGCATAAGCACTTTTAACATCATCAGGTGCGTTTTTTGCTTTTAATGCTCTAGCAACTAAACTTGTAGTGCTTATTTCAGCATCTCTTAGCCACTCAACAACCTCGTCATTACTACCAAAGTAACCTAAAACTTTTTCTGCATCTTTAATAACTTCTTTATTGTTTTCAAAGTCTGTAACACCATAATTAGGTTTTAGAGTTCTGTAATCTAATGGCTGAAAAAATTGTTGATTAATGGGTACAGGGTCAGTTTTAGAATCAGTCGCAAATAAATTTTTATATTTAGAATCTGTTAATAAAAAATTACCTTCACCACGATGATTAATTGGTTCATCTTGTAGATTTATAGGTTGTTTTTCTTTTTCTTCAGTAATTTTATTATTGTTTAAATCAGAAGGTTGTTCAGTAAATAAAGACATGTTATTTATTATCTCTTAAAAATTCTTGAACTTTTTCTTGAGTAGGATTTTGTCCTAAGTTGTACTTAGTAAATAATGTTTCAAGTTGTCTAGGTTGAATAAAAGTTTGAGTTCCATCAGCATAGTCTTGTAATTTTTTAAAGTCAGCACTTCTTTGCATTCTTTCATTAAATTGTGATACAGTGCTTCCGACAGTTCTAGCTAAATCAACTACTGGTGGTGCACCTTGAGTTGAAGCATCAAGAGGAGGTCTGCCTGTAAAATCTTGTTGCATGGTATCAGCTAAATTATCATCACCCTTAAATCTAGCTACATCTATTAAGCCTCTTATTTCAGGGTCTGAGTCTACTCCATTTTGTATAAGAAGTTGTTTATAAATAGATTCAGCATCTTCTTTAGTTAACTCTCCAAAATTATATGTTATGCCTAAATCTTCATCATATACATAAGGTTTTCCTCGATTACTTTTAGTTGGAGCAATTAGTTCTTTAAGAAGTAGTCTACGGGCTTCATTATCACTAAGTTTTGCATTATTAACATCATCTAACCTTTTAAAAAGTTGTTCTCTTTTTTCTACATCTTGAGTATTATCTATTTCTTCTTCTAAATCGTTTTCCGCATTAGCTATTATATTTGGAACAATATCTTCATCAGTTCCACCACCAGCTTCTTTAGCATCTTTTATTGTTCTATTCAGACCCATGTTAAATAAATTATCAATGCCTAATTTTTCTCTTTCCTCTGGAGAAAGTTCTCCACTTCCAGAAATAACATTGTTACGATTTAAAGGGTTTACAAGAATTAAACCCTTTTCAATATCAGTAGCATCTTTCATTCTTATATAACCATTTTTAGCTAAAAGTCTATAAGCAGCAGCTAAATAATCTTCATTTTCTTGACTGAGAGGATTATTATTTCTTTCAGATTCAAATTTTAAACCAGTAGCAAGATTAGTTACCATGCTACCTAAAAATTTTCTAAAGTCTTTTCGTGATGCTACAACATCTGTTTCAACTAATTTACCATCAATAATAGCTCTTTGACGATAAGTAATGTTTTCTTCAGCTACCATTGAATCGTTTGCACCAAACCAAGTTTCTTTATAACTTCTTACCATTCCAAAAGGATTTACAGTTAGCCTACTACCAGCGTGTCTTGT